AACCTTATTATAATATACTCTGATAATTTTGTCAATAAATACTTGTACCAAAAGGGGATTTTTAATGGAAATGCAAGATAACAAAAATATTGGGAATAGCACCGTAACAAGTACCCAATCTGGCTCCAATGATAAACTTTTGAATAAGGTAACGGATAGCAAGGCATTCAGCACTGCTAAAGGCTTTATGAAAAACGTTAGATCTAGATTGTTACCTATAAACGGTGAGCCTACGCAATCATTCAAGGCAGATGCTAGTTTTAAGTCTGCTCCTGGTGAAAAAGATTGGCGTGTCAAATTGTCGATTCCTAATACAGATAGTTTCAAAAATAGTAAAATGTTAGAGCCTTTGTCACAAACAAATGGTTTAACTTTTCCATATACTCCAACGATAATATTATCGCACACAGCAAATTATTCGCCGATATCCCCTGTACATAATAATTATCCGTTCTACGCATACAACAATTCAAGTGTGGATCAGATGACAATCACAGGTGAATTTTTTGTCCAAACAAGTGCAGAAGGAACTTATTGGGTTTCAATGTTGCATTATCTAAGAAGTGTAACAAAAATGTTTTATGGTGAAGGAGAGTTTCAAGGTGCTCCACCACCAGTGGTAAAACTAAATGGTTATGGAGATTATGTTTTTAAAAATGTACCTGTAGTGGTTACAATGTTTACTTTGGATATGCCAACTGAAATAGATTACATTGCAGTTGATTTATCTGATATGGGAGCATTGGCAACTGCAAGTCAAGGTGCTACTGATACAGCAAACATAAAAGGAACGGTTGCTTATGTACCAGTACAGTCACAGGTTACAGTAACAGTACAGCCTATCTACAGCAGAACAGATGTACAAGGATTTAGTCTTACTGATTTTGTTAACGGTGAATATGTAACACAAGAGAAAGGATTTATCTAATGCCACAGTCTTATTATAAAGATACAAGTCCTTGGAAGAATACAAGGTATGGCAATGGATATTTAGACACACTTGCTATTAGACCTATACCAGCAGAAGCAGATGATGTGTTATATGAAGTTGCACCACAGTATAATCATAGACCAGATTTACTTGCGTATGACTTATATGGCTCACCTAAACTGTGGTGGGTATTTGCACAAAGAAACATGAACACAATCAAAGACCCCGTATTTGACCTTGAATCAGGAGTAAAAATATTTCTTCCTAAGGGAGACAAATTAAAAAGACTATTGGGGATTTAGATGGCATTTCGGAATGTACCAATCGATGTAAACATACGTAATACCAAGAATGTCGAAGGTGATATTATTAAAGTAGAAATGCCTTCTGCATACGATGAAGTTCTTGGTTATCCTGAATTTGGAATGTTTGGAGAGTTTGGTGATAGAGTATATCCAAACTTACAGTCAAACAATATTACTGTTGGTGGTTCTAAAAATGCAACAGGTACAGTAGAAAGTCAAAGCAAAAATACTGTTACTAAAACAGGTGACGCTGAAAAAATGAATGGCGACAATGTTGAACCAATTAAAAAAGAAGAAGTAGAAAGTAAAGTATTAAAAATTACTCCAGGTTTAGCATTACCACTTAATAATCCATTAAACAGATTTGCGTCTTACAACTATGTTTACACTATTGGTTGTTTAACAAATGATGAACTAAACAATCCTGATAGCACATATAGAGTCAAAGATCCTCAGAACGTTTTGTTAAAGACGGGTGGTACTAGTGGTGTAAAAGGAATGGCTCGTACAGCATACGAACAGAACGGTATTAAGTTAGAATACTTTATTGATAATTTAGAAATACAAACTTTTATTGCACCCAATCCTAAAAGTAGAAATACACAGGCAACAAGTTTTCAATTTGAAGTTCATGAACCTTATTCAATGGGACTGTTTTTACAAACACTGCAACTGTGTTCATTAAAAGCAGGACATGACAATTACTTACAAGCACCTTATGTTTTAATTATAGAATTTAAAGGTTGGGATTCAAACGGAGATCCAGTATATCCTGACAGCAGTTTAGGTATGCGTAAAGTTATGCCGTTCAAATGGACTAATGCAGGTTTCAGTGTTGAAGCATCTGGAAGTGTTTATAGTGTAAAAGGTGTTCCTTGGAATGACGTTGCATTTAGTGATCAGGTACAAAAGTTACCAATTGATTTACAAATCTCTGGAAACACCATTGAAGAACTTTGCCAAAGCGGAGCAAAAAGTGCCGCAACAGTTTTAAACACACACTTGTTAGAACAAAAAGAAAAAGGTGATGTAGTTGAACCAGATGAATATGTTATTTTATTTCCAACTGAAGGAAGTAGAGCAAGTAATAAAAATGCTGTTGGTTCTAGTTCACCTGCGGATCAAAACAGTGCAACAATATCATCTACAGATCCAGCAGAGGCATGGTATTCAATCACTGGTGAACAAGGCAACGTGCCTGCAAACTTTGATGAATACCTAAGCACACAATTAGGGTACACAGTTTTACGTAGTAAGGTATCTGAAGGAATCAAACAAAGAGGTACTGCCAAAGTAAACATCAATAAGATTGGGAATGGCACTATTGCAAAAGGAAGATTTGAATATGGAGCCGCGGGTGCGGCACCTTTTGGTCTTGCAAAGTTTACCTATAATGAAGAACAAGGTATTTTTGAAAGAGGAAAGATTAAAATTATTCCTGGAAAAAATATGGAAATAAAATTTCCACAGGGAATGACAATACAAAAAATGTTAGAAGAGTTGGTAATCATGAGTGACTATGGACAGAGCATAGGACACAATGCACCAACAGATGAAAACGGATTTAAAGATTGGTTTAAGATAGAAGCAAGTGTGTACAACATCACAAACAAAGCACAGGAAAAGAAATCAGGAAGACCACCAAGAGTATATGTATATAAAGTAGTGCCATACAAGGTACACAGTTCTAAATTTGCTCCACCTACTGCACCAGCAAAAGGTGTTGAGTCATTAGAAAAGCAGTGTGTTAAAGAATACAATTACATATACACAGGTGCAAACAAAGATGTACTTGCATTTGACATCAACATCAATACTGCATTTTATACAAGTATTGCTAAAAACACAGATAACGCAGGAACAAACAAGGTTGAAACATCTGGTACTGCTGAAGATGTTTCCGATACAAACTTTAAGCAGTCAGATGGTAACACCAATGAAACCGACAACGGAATATCAGGTGCGTTACCAGACATTGAAAACAAATCAGACTCCGCGGGTGCTGTACCAGAGACTCCAGAAATGGCAGTGGCTAGACGTTTCCACAATGCTATCATAGATAGTGGGTCAGACCTAGTAACAGCGGACATGGAAATATGGGGAGATCCTTACTACATTGCCGACAGTGGAATGGGTAATTACAATTCAGAACCTTTACCCGGAACTATTAATTTAAATGCAGACGGTTCAATAAATCATCAGAATGGTGAAGTTGACGTAAACGTAAACTTTAGAACACCAGTTGACTTTGGCAAGAACGGTATAATGACGTTTCCAGAAGCAACCATAAAGGTTAATGCATTCTCAGGAGTGTATCAGGTTGTTAAGGTAACAAATGTTTTCCAAGGCGGAATATTTAAACAAACACTTAATATGGTGCGTAGACGTAATCAACTTACAGAGGTAAGTGCAAGTGATTCAGACACGAATGCATACCAAGAAGGTAAAAAAGAAAACAAAGTTGGTAACGAAGTTAAAGCGGACGGTTCAGTAGACGCAGTTGAAGAAGATACTTTCTTTGAAGAAATTACAGATGAGGAATTGAATACATAATGGCACAGGAAAAACGTACAGTTGATGCAGGTGGTTTAAGTCGTAGACATGGAGTCTACATAGCAAGAATCATTTCACATCTTGATCCATTGAGCAAGGGAGACCTTGAGGTTGAGATCCTAAAGACCACAACATCAGGTAATGATGAGGAAGCCGCAGGACAGATCCTACACGTGAGATACCTAAGTTTGTTTGGTGGACAAACAACAGTCAGAGCAAACAGCAAGAACGAAGGTTATGCAAATTCACAGATGAGTTACGGTATGTGGTTTGTACCACCAGACGTTGGCACCCGTGTTATGGTTGTGTTCGTGGAAGGTTCAATCAACCAAGGTTATTGGATAGGTTGCGTACCAGATGATTACATGAACTTTGCGGTACCGTCAGGAAACTATGCGGCCACAACATTTAATGAATTAAACAACAGCAAAAAATTACCAGTAACGGAATACAACAAACTTACTGAAAAGGGTAGATCAGCAGATCCTACACAGTTTATAAAACCTGTTAGTCCACAGAGCACCGTGTTAAGTTCACAGGGATTATTGTTGGACGAGATCAGAGGTATCACATCAAGCAGTGCAAGACGTGAAACACCAAGTTCGGTGTTTGGTGTAAGCACACCAGGACCTTTGGACAAGAGTCCAGGAGCACCTAAAACAGCATACGGTCCTAAGGGAGCAAAGGCACAGATACACTCAATGAGATTGGGCGGATCAAGTTTGGTATTTGATGATGGTGATGATAAGTTTTTACGTAAGGGCAGTGCAAAAAGCACAAAAAGTGAATATGCTAGTGTAGAAGCAGGAGACAAGGACGGCAAAGTTGGTTTGCCAATGGGTGAAAGCATAAGACTGCGTACACGCACAGGTCATCAGATACTGATGCACAACACCGAGGACCTTATATACATAGGCAACGCAAGTGGTACTAGTTGGATAGAATTAAGTTCAAACGGTAAGATAGACATATATGCACGTGATAGTATAAGTGTGCATACTGAAAATGATCTAAACTTTACAGCAGACAGAGATATCAATTTTCAAGCGGGAAGAGAATTTAACTTAAAGACCGCCTCTAATATTAATCTTGACACTGCGGCGAGTTTACGAGCCTACGTGGCAGTTGACAACACAATCACTACACTTGGAAACTTAGACGTAAACACAACAGGAGCAAACAAATTTACAGCAGGTAAAACAACAGACATACTCAGCGGCGAGAATCATACTGAAACAGCAACAGAGATCCATATGAATGGCCCACAAGCCGCTACCGCTACCGCTACAACTCCGTTGTCTACACATAAGTTACCGCAAGCCGCCAGCGGCTATACACCGCGTTTTCCCGATGTCGCTACCGCTATCGCGGACGCTTCGCTTTCCAAACGCTTACCGCAACATGAGCCTTGGACGCATCATGAAAGCATGGATCCAACAGTGTTTGTTGATACTAAAACAGATAGAACAGAACCAGAAGAATTACCGGCACAAACAGTTGCCTTAACAGTGGATACGTTCAAGAAAGGACAATAAATATTACTATGAGTACACAGGAAAAAGATGTAATAAAAACAGTTAAGGTGCAAACAGCAAAACGCCAAAAGCCACCTGTGCAAAGTCGTGCTTATCGTGGTATAAGCACAGTTGATCCTAATGCAAACGGATTTAATTTGTATGATCTTGCACTTATTAAACAAGACATTATTAATCTATTTCATATTAGACAAGGGGAAAAATTAGAGAATCCAGAATTTGGAACAATCGTATGGGACGCTTTATATGAACCTCTAACAGAAGATTTAAAGGAAGCCATTGCAGAAAACGTTACAGAGATAGTAAACTATGATCCAAGAGTGACTGTTAATAATGTTACTATTGATCAATATGAAAGTGGCTTACAAATAAGTGTTTCACTGACTTATCTACCGTACAACATATCAGAATCATTGCTTTTGACATTTGATCAGAATGCAGGGTTTATATCATAGAATTAAGTACGCAGATAATGGTTTCAGGTAAATACAAATAGTAAGGAAGCAGTATGTCGACAACATATAGACAAAATAGATTATTGTTAGCAGAAGACTGGAAACGTGTTTATCAGTCTTTTAGAAACGCAGATTTTCAGAGTTACGACTTTGACAATTTACGTAGAACAATGATCAATTACCTCAGAACTAACTATCCTGAGGATTTTAACGATTACATTGAATCAAGTGAATATCTCGCTTTGATTGACCTTATTGCTTTCTTAGGTCAAAACATTGCATTTAGAGTTGACTTGAATGCTAGAGAAAATTACCTGGAACTTGCAGAACGTAGAGAGTCAGTTCTCCGTCTAGCAAGATTGCTTTCTTACAATCCAAAACGTAATCAACCAGCAAACGGTTTACTTAAATTTGAATCAATAGCAACTACTGAAGAA